GTGAGATATCTGAGGACGGGCGAGGAGGTCTTCTTGCTCATCTCGAAGCCTTACTCAAAGATGACAAACTTGAAATAATCAAAGGAGAACTACAACATCATCCAGTATGATAACAATCAAATACGATTCTACTTGTGATATGCTTCTCATCGAAAGCGACGGAGAGTGTATCTTCGAAGGAAACACTCTCGATCTTCCGTCGTCACCTCAAGAACTTGTGGACTTCTTCGAAGATCTCGGTCTTGACGCAACATCGGAAGATTATCAATACGAAGACTAACAAATGAGAACAATCAAATTTAGAGTAATACACGATAATCGAATAGTGGCTCATGAAGAAGTAGGTGAATCTCGCGAACAATACATCGGTCTAAAAGACGATGATGGTGTAGAGATTTACGAGAACGACCGTTGTGAGTTTGCTGGTCGTGTTCAAAGAGTAGCGAAATGGAATGAATCCAGATCAGCCTGGTATTTCTATCACGATGATGCAAATCAGATGCCTCTACCAGCCTCGCATTTTCAAATTTACAATACGTCAATTAAAGTGATTGGAAGAGGATGAGAACACGCGAGAAAATACATAATCCCTTCAAGTGCCCGATGAGAATTTACAAGAAGTTTTCTCATAAACAGCGGATCATGTATAATATAATGCGTATGTACACTAAAGACGAAATGTCACCTATTCATAAAATGACCGATGAACATTTCGATACTATATCCCATAATCTTGCTTGTATGGCGGCATGGGCAATCGAAGATTGATTATGAAACATTTACAAGAACTCACCCAGGAAGATTGTATAGAGTTAGGTAACATGGCTTATCGTGTCGTTTTTCCGAAACCCAAGAAAACAGATCTATATAAATCTGATAAATGGAAACTTCATTTGTTCCTAGACAAAGAAGATAAATGCCGATATGTGGCAATCGTTGACGAGATAACACCCCTAAAGCACATCGACGATCTGTACACCAAAGACAACAGTAATGTTTGGTGTAGTTCTGATCCCCCTTTCAGACCCTATCCCCTTTTCAATCATATCGTTTTACGTTACGAATACCTTAACGGTAAGGATATAAGAATGGGAATAATCATCGATATTGTTTGCGCCTCGTCTATCGAGAAAGTATTAGACGAACGTTCACAAGAGCCAATGTTCGATTATCTCGGTAGAAAAGGATTCTTGGGTGATGAAATTGTTCTCGAATGAACCTCATTCCACTTATCGACGGTGATCTTCAAGTTTGGCGAGCACTCACAACAAAAGAAAATATTGCATGGACAGATTGTGTTGCCGACATCGACGAGTTCATTGCGCGAATAGAAGAGTTGTTCGAAAACAAATCGAAAATATTTTTAACAGGTAAAGGCAACTTCAGATATGAGCGAGCGACTATCAAACCATACAAAGGAAATAGACCTTCGTTCAAACCTAGGTTCTTCAACGACCTGCGAGATTACATGGTCGACTTTAAAGGTGCGATTGTGGTTAATGGCTTTGAATGCGATGATGCTCTGGCAACACTTCATGCGCCTGGTAGGACTATCGTAGTCTCACATGACAAAGATCTTCTTCAACTTCCTGGTCATATCTACAATACTTATCACAATACGATTGTAGAGCAAGACGAAGACACAGCTTGGTTCAATTTCTACTGTCAGATGTTGATTGGAGATAGCAGTGATAACGTTCCGGGAATCAACAGGATCGGCAAAGCGAAAGCGCCGCCACTTCTCGAAGGATTGACAATCGAGCAGATGAAAGAGAAAGTGCTTGGACTGTACAACAAGCAGTACGGCGAGAAAGGACAAGAAGCGTTCGATGAAGTGTATGATTTGTTGTATTTGAAAAGAGACGTACCGAAAGAATTATTAGAAAGATGAGCATCGAAGCGAGTTTAGTAAATATCGATTTTAACTTTGACGCTCCTATAATGATGGGTAGGAGCGCGTTCAAAATGTACCTCAAGCAACTGATTGAAAGTTTGGGTCTCGAATACACGTGGCGAAATATTCGCTTAGTTTACACTTTACTGATTAAAGAATGAAACAACTCCGACAGTATAACGAATCAGATCTTCTGTTTTACGATATAGAGACCTCGCGCTGTGCGAAAGATTATAAGAGTCTGCCCGAGCCACTCAAACTCGCATGGGAACACAAAAATCGCTATAACAGCGAAATGAAAAAGAAGACTGGTGAAGAGTTCACTCCTGAAGAATATTTTATGGAAAAGGCTGCTCTTTACGCACCATTCGCTAAAGTAGCCTGTATCGTCGCTGGTCGCATCACAGATAATGTTCTCAGACTCAAAGCGTATAGTGGACCCGATGAGAAAAAACTACTCAGCGATTTTGCAAAAGATTTGACTTCAGTCAACGCGGCACATGTCGATCTTACACCGACAGGTTTTAATAGTGTCGGATTTGATGGACCGTTCCTCACAAAGAGGATGCTTGTGAACGACATTACGCTACCCTCATTGCTAGACCAGGGATCTTTGAAACCCTGGGAGATAGTCAGTCTCGACCTATCTAAAGTCTGGCAAGGAAACTCTTTCTATCCAGACTCTCTAATGGCTGTCGCTGCCGCACTTGGTCTAGCCAATCCGAAAACAACAATGCACGGTAACGAAGTCTCTGACGAGTATTACAAAGGAAATCACGCAAAAATCGCTGAATATTGCGCTCAGGATGTCTTGGCTTGCGCCAATATCTTTAGAAGATTCCTACAAAAATCTCTAGTAACTTTGCAACCTTAGATAGCATCTTACGTTAAATAAAGAGTAGTCAATTTAAAAAATAGTTGTGTGTTTTTAGAGAGTCGGTCATACGGAAACGAGCCGACTCTTACAAAGTCTCTAACGAGACAAACGTTCATGGAAATATCAAAAGGTTCAATCGGTTGACTCAGTCAATACTACGACCTTTCATCTGCTCTTAAAGATTGAATAGACCAGATCCCAAGCCGAACGGGTGAATCGCGTTCCCAGAGAAATCTGAAGGATACAGGAGTCGGCACAACGCTCAATAGAGCAAAAACGTTCTTTAAAAACATTGACCTTAACAAACCATAGATACCCTTTGCCGCGTACAGGTTCGTCCAATCTGCGCTATGGCAGGATCGGGACAGAGGGAAGGTCAATCTCATTTTAAGATGCTGGAAATGATCGGTTTGATATCGGACCGGTGAACTCGTAGACGTGAACAGTCGTCATCCGGACTTTTAAGAAATCAAATTATGAAAAGATATTTATTGTTCTGCGTTTTAGGTTTACTCCCCTCCTTCCTTCCTACGGTCGGCTTTGCCCAACTTCAAGCGGCGAAGCTCGACCTGTGGGTGGAGCGTTCACCTGTCACAGAGACAGCAAAATACTCTTGCGGCAAGCAACGTGTACTCATGATGGCTGGTCCTGATCGATTCGGTTTCGTCACAGAGACAGACACACTGGCGCTTGTCGAGTATCCGTCTAAGAAGATCCTCCTGGTGAATCAACTCAACGACGATATCTACACAATGATGGCGATTCATAACGAAGGTAGTGGTTTTATCGTTTTTGTGACACCTCTGAAAAACAATTTCAAACACGCCACTCACGCCTTAACGATCTCTACAACTAATATCTGTGATAAAAAGCACCACTATGAAAAGAAAGATTGAAAGTGTTGAAGACATTCTTGATGATTTCTGTCGAAGGAATCTTGATTTCGATACAACTGTCGGACTCATGAAATTCAGAATGTGGTTTTGTGGTGCTATTGGTGTTGTCGTAGGCGCAATATTTGGATCTCTGTTTCTATGACGAAAGGCGAATCTCCTAACTTACTTCTCGAAGAGTTGTGTATTATTTTGACTGATTTGGGTGATATCTCCGCGACTACTGAGAATGTTCAAGCATGTTCTTTGTTAGAAGACATGAACTACGCGCTCACCTGGTACGCATTCAATGTGAGACGCACCGCTAGTACACTTGCTTCATTAGGCTCTGTTGTTTCTTTCGACGAAGATAAATACAGAATGCAATCTGACTTCCTTCGCCTGAGTGAGAAAACCTCATCTAAGGATAACAGAATACTCGACGATCTCGAAGAACTACACAGTTTGCTCGAACCTAAAATCACTACAACATTCGCCGCATATAGAAACGTGATCGAGAGCAATAAAGCATTCAATACGTTATGGCACGAAGCGTTCGGATATTGGAACTTGGCGACCGATACACTTAAACAGGCAAGAGAAATACGCAATGGCGGAGCAAAAGTATAAGATACCATTCCTTAGTGTTTTCGGTCTGTTGATCGGAATAGCGATAGTTTTACTTTTCAATCCACCACCTCATCAAAATGTCGACAACAAACAAGTCCAGGATTCTCTTCATACAAAAGAGTTGGCGTACGAGCATCTTCTCAAGATTTCAGAAAAACAAAGAGATTCTATTCGGTTACGGTACGATTCTCTTGTTGCTCTTCATCTCGATCATATTAGGCAGGATTCTATCGACGATGCCAAATTAAAAATCATTCCAGGCAAATTCAAGAACTTGACCTCGGAACAACTTCAAGCGCAGATGATGCTTGAGTACAATAAAAATCATTGATTGTGAAGAGTTTTTTAATAGTGTTGTTTTTATTTTTTGCAACAGCCAGCGGCGCCCAAACCGTCACTATTCCCGACGATGCGGCCCGCTGGTTCTTAGAGCAGAACGAGAAACGTAAGGTTCTCGAAGATCGTGTTGTCAATCTCAAAGCAGACATCACCCTGCTCGAACAAATGGTAACTGCCGATAGCGCAATCATCAAAACTTACGTGAATGATTCAACTACTCACTCCAAACAACTACTTCTCAAAAATAAAGAATTAGAAATAACAAATAACGCTATTGAAGATTTGAACAAAGAAGTCAAGAAACAAAAGCGACAAAAAACAGGCGCTTTCGTCGGTGCTGGAATCATACTAATCCTATCATTAATACATGGCGGCGGTTAAAGACAAGAAAGCTAAACTCATCGAACAGATACTTAAAATCACTAAGTCGGACGGTACAGTATACTTCGACCAACTGTCCGACAAGTCTGAAGAATATCTCACTAAACTACTGGAAATATGCAAAGCAATTCGATAATATTCGCGATAGATTTTGACGGAACCTGCGTGACTCACGAGTTCCCTGAAATAGGAAAAGATATCGGTGCTGAAGATGTTCTTCGCGAATTGGTCACTAATGGTCATCGTTTGATACTATATACGATGAGATCAAATAGTCAAGAACATGAAGGATTTAGTGACGATGTCCCGGTTAATCATAAAGGAAAACATCTTGACGAGGCCGTTGCATGGTTCAAACGTAAAGGAATCCCTCTTTACGGAATTCAAAAAAATCCAACTCAACATAACTGGACAGAAAGTCCAAAATGTTACGCTCATATCTATATCGATGACGCTGCGTTAGGTTGTCCTTTGATTCAAGCGGACGACGAGCGTCCGTACGTTGATTGGAAATCGGTCAGATTACTTCTTTCAATGAAAGGTATTCTCTGATGCTATTCAAACTCATCCACGACAAAGACATTCACGAACTTAATCCTGGCGCTCGCGCAATCAAAGAATTAACCGATCTAACAAGTAGTCAGTTTTTCTTCGTGTGTCTGGTAGCCGACACAGATTACGATAATCCTCTTCGCACACTTCCCGATAAGATAAAGCGTGAGAAAGCAGCCAGGATCGCCGGTTATTTAGGTACTGAAGCAGACGGTCGCCCAGACAGAAATGTTCGAAATCTAATCAACGGTAAAGTTGATAACGTTGAGAAAGCGATTAACTGGTATAGAGAACATCAGTTCGATGAAGATAAAGCCGCATTAGCAGCCATTAACCGTCAGATCACAGAAGCTCGTGAGATGATGGAGATGGACAAGATGAAGATGGCTAACAAAGATCCCGAATTAGCTTTTAAGTTGACAGAGAAAGCCATGAAGTTTGGTGCTGGTATCAACGCTCTCTATGTCGTTCGAAAAGATCTCGAACAGAGAATCAAGTCAAAAGAACCTATCCAGATGAACATCACGACGAATACATCTGCTGATTTAGTTGGTGTGCCTGACACAGACGAAGAAGGAGAAGAGATGAGTACAATCGACAGAGTAAACGCGAAACTATGAAACTACCCGACACAACAGATAACAGTGAAATAGTATATCTCTACGTTAAGAGTTTCGAGTGGTTTGATCCCATCGATAATGAGAACAACGTAGGTCAGCCCAAAGGAGGTTTTGTATACCGCGCAGTCGTCAATCGTGAAACAAAGACATATCGTCTCGTTTATATGGATGAGACGAAGAAAATGACTGCTGTTTACTTACCTGTTCTGATAACAGGAGAGGAAAGCGAGTACAACTATCGTTCTGAGATAATAGAAATCACCAAGAATAACATTCTCTCTTTGAATCTCGCAGAGAGAGACCTTCACATGCTTTTAGTATGGATCAAAGAGAAAAATCAATCATTAAAACAAGCACTAGGAGTGGAGCAACCGCAACAACAAATACCTAATCTCACCTCAGAACAAGTGATGAATGTCATTCAAAGTGACCAGGAGGACAAGTACCTACACAAGATCGGTGAATCACTCGTCAATATCAGAAACTTCGATCCCATTCTCTATGACGCTCTTTCTGAGTTGATTTTCTACGTAGAAGAAGTTACTTCTCCTTCGAATGCTGTCGATGATGAAGACGGCTACAGTTCTGTGCTCGGCGCTGGTGTGAACATCTCAAAAGCTTCGGAAGCATTGAAGCGATATGGTAGCGATGATCGCCGCACTAATCTCGATTACACAGACCTGCTCGAAGCACATTATGCTCTTCTCGTAGAAACAGGCAGACGAATAATTCATAACATACAATGAATATAGAATTGCAGCACGAGTGGTTTGATATGACCGCTCGCGACATTGTAAAAGATCTTCCGGATACGACTTACACTATAATAGCCATCAAGGATAGAGGTTATCGTGTGATGATCGAACACGGTAAAATCAAGAGAGGATTCAATTGTCCTTTCTCGACAAACCTGAAAGAGTTTACAAAAATATTTTCAGAAAATATAGATGAAATCAAACGAATCAAAAATAGAGGACTCTACGGCTCAGATAGTCTTTAAGGACAAAGAGATCATCACTCGTCGACCGGACAATATGAGTTACGAAGAGTATAAGATACTACGAAAGATTCAGACAACGGTTCTAAAAGTATTGTTTAAGAAATCTCCTCTCGCACGAGTGAGTCGATTGATGAGTACGAAGATTGGTTATAACGATCATTCATATAGGAAGGTGAATATACCGACTCCCACAAACACTCCTAGTTCCAAAATCAACACTCCACGAAAGACAGCATAATGGCAGAGAAAACAACCAAACGTCTTAAGGCAGAAGAAGCAATTTTTAAATATCCCTCAACAGGTAACTCGAACCTCGCGGACATTCTCGTCAAAGAATATCCCCTCCTGTACGACAACAAAGAAGATGCTCGTCAGCATTTAAGGAGAGCGAGAGGATCGCACGGCGCTGCTGATCGTAAACCAATCAAAGAAGTTAAACACTTTAAAAACGGTACAGTAATAAATCCATACGCTCTTCCCGAACAGGAGAAACAACGATTTGTTCCGTACAATATCAAGGTTGATGAGAAGACCAGAGTAGCGGTCCTACCAGATCTACACTTGCCGTTTTCAAATAACGCAGCGGTTACAACAGCACTCGATCATCTCAAGAAATACAAACCAACACATATCATCTTAAACGGTGATATCCTGGATTGTTATCAGCTATCAACATTCGAGAAACGACCGGACGAACGAGATTTCAAATACGAGATCGATGTCGCTAGGAACTTTTTGGAACAACTGAGCAAGACTTTCTCTTACGCGAAAATCATTTACAAATTCGGAAATCATGACGAAAGATGGGAGAAATTCTTGTGGAGAAAAGCACCGGAGGTTTGGGGTTTCGAGGAGTTTCATCTTGAAAAAATGTTGCGGTTGAAAGAGTATGGAATCGAAGCGGTCAAGTATAAACGACTTATTCACGCAGGTAAGATTGTCATCGTTCATGGACACGAGTTTCAAAACAGCAATGCCTCAGTCATACCAGCCAGATCATTCTACCTCAAGAGTCAGACGAACGTGATTGGTAGTCACACACATCAAATCAGCGAGTACTCATGTAAGGATCTCAAAGGAAACAGCCACGTAGCTTATTCGACAGGTTGTCTATGCCTACTCAATCCAGACTACGCTCCGATCAACAACTGGAATCATGGCTTTGCGACAATTGATTTCTTGAACAAAGATGGTGACTTCCGAGTGAATAACTACAAAATTATAGGAAACAACATTTATTAATATGACATACTATCTCATTCCCGAAGATGATTTTCAAAAGATCAAAGAACTCATCGAAGCAGTCGACAAACATCGTTCTTTTATTGGTTCTGCTGTGATTGATAACGACATTGACACAGATGAAATGGTTCTAACACTTAAAGTAATCGAAACAAAGAATAAAGTAGAAGAAGTGCAGAGGACAACTTATGTTGCAGTTTAGTAAGTTAGGAAAACTCGGGAGACTAGGAAATAATTTATTTCAAATAGCCCTCCTGCACGCAATGTCAAATACGTACGGTGTTGACTGGTGGATACCTTCCGAATGGCCTTATCACAAATATTTTAAAAACGAGTTTCCCAGAGGAAATGTTAAAACAGATAATATTTATAAGGAGAAGTCGTATCGATATTACGATATTCATCAGGATGCTAAGTGGTGGAGTGAAGAAACGATCACAGATATTGAAGGATATTTTCAACACACTGAGTACTGGCCGAATGAAAAGAATATTAAAGAGTTATTCGAGTTCCATCCGCTCTTCAAGTCGGACACTGAAGAAAAATTCATCAGACTTTTTGATAAGCCGACAATAGCGATTGGCGTTAGGAGAGGAGATTACGTCGGCAAGTTATACGGAAACTATCATGTGTTATCTCCGTCCTATTATATCAACGCGCTGAAGACATTCGATTATGAGAATTACAATCTCGTTTTCATCAGCGATGACTTGGATTATTGCAAGTTCCATTTCGGTTGTCTGCCGAACGCACACTTTCCAGAATGTTCTTCCGACATCGAGCAGATGTGCTTGATGAGCCTCTGTGATAACTTCATCATTGCTAATTCAACGTTTCATTTTTTTTCAGCATTCTTAGGAGAGAAAGAAGGAACTCGTGTTATTCAACCAACTAAGTTATTCGATGGTAAACTCTTAAAGAAAGAAGGTGATTACAATTTCTATCTGAAGAGGTGGGAATCAATGGAGGATAAACCTGTCGATCTTAAAGACACTACGTTTACCTTGCCCGTTTTCTGTGATAGCAGAGATCGCGCTGAGAACCTCTCACTGTCCGTCTGCTTGCTACAGAAAGCATTTGACACAAACATCATAGTTGGTGAAGTTGGTGACAACAAACAGTTTGGCCATTTTAAGCAGTGGTGCCATTACATGAGTTTCAATATAGAGCACTTTCATCGCACGAAGATGTTGAACAAGATGGCGGAAGCTGCGAACACTCCCATTGTTGTCAATTTCGATTGTGATGTCGCTCTGCCTCCCGCCCAAATCTGGCAAGCCGTCGAGAAGATCCGAAAGAACCAAGCAGATATGGTCTACCCTTACGATTACCTATTCGCCCGGATTTCGCGAAAACTCTTAAACCAAATCTACCCCCTGTATGATCTATCTGTATTTTCAAAATCAGCAAAGGGAATAGACACACCCGAAAACCCATCAGTAGGTGGTGCTATCTTTTTCAACAAAGAAAAGTTCTTTGAGGGAGGTGGCGAGAATGAGAAATTTATCAGCTACAATAAAGAAGATCGAGAACGCTACAGCAGATTCAAAAAATTAGGTTATAGAATCGCTCGTATTCCTGGTAACCTTTACCACTTCGACCATTATATCGGTATCAACTCAAGCACAAGAAATCCTCATTATAATCCCGCAGAGTTCGATAAAGTAGACGCTATGTCGAAAGAAGAACTAAAAAAATATGTTGGAGAATGGAGTTGGAGAAAGAAGCCGGACGAGTATTCTGATCAATATCGCGAAGACATCGATTCACGCAGATCCGCTGAAGAGATATTCAAGTATATTGATTTGACGGATGTTGAGTCGGTAATCGATTTTGGCTGCAACACGGGTTCTTGGCTCAGTGTGCTACCGAACACAATGACGAAGGTTGGTGTAGACTTCGGCGTACCCCGCGAAAAACTCTTAATCCAAAATTATGTAGACCACGATCTAAGAACACCCTATTACCATCACGAAGATGGATTGAGGCACCATGAGTACAGAATGTTTGATCTGGTTATAAACGTAGAAGTTAGCGAGCATTTAGAAGAGAGATATGCCGATACCTTAATAGATACTTTATGCAGACATTGCAAGGGCACAATTCTCTTCTCAGGCGCAATCCCAGGTCAGGGGGGACACAACCACTACAATGAAAAATGGGCCTTCTGGTGGGCTGAGAAGTTTGAAAAGAGAGGCTTCTATCCCTCAACTCACCTCAGAACTAAGATATGTAAAAACAAAAACATAGATATCTGGTATCGGAACAACATCATAGTCTACAGTAAACACAAGGTCTCAACCGGAGAACTCGACTATGTTTCTCCCGAACTTTACGAAAACATCCTTAAACATCATAGAATTTTATGACACCACAAAAAATTGAAACAGTAACAGCAAAGGCAACCTACACCGTACCAGTCTACGAAGTAATAGACGGTGGATTCCAGGAAACTTTTGAACCACTCACCTTTTGCAAGGGAGACAAGTCTAATCCCGACATCTATCGACAGAAAGGCTATTTCACAGAGACTCTAATCGCTGTGGCCAAACGATATCTCGAAGAGAATAACGTAGGAGAAATGGCTACTCGCGAGACCTCTATGGCTATCACTAAACTTGACGAGGCTCTCTTGTGGATTGGTAAGCGGGCGAGTGATCGAGCAGCAAGGGGTGTGCAAGGAACTTATCAGAAGTAGAAAAGGTTCCACGTGAAAACGTTTGGCACGATTATTGCTGTAGAATAGTCTTTTATGATTAAGAAAACAAGCAAAGGCTACGAAGTCACTAGCGAAAAAGGCAAACCTCTCAGTAAGAAGAACCTCTCTAAGAAACAAGCCGAAAAGCGCCTCCGCCAGGTAGAGTACTTCAAACATAAGAAATAATAGTACTTACCACGCTACCCATAAGAACAGCGTCCTAGGGTGAGTCTTATATCGCGGGATAGACTAGGGCTAGTCACCAGGCTCATAACCTGTCTCACGTCGGATCAAGACCGACTCCCGCAACATACATTTTCCTCATCGACAATAGTATTGTTGATTCGACGCACTCAGATGCGTTTATTGAGAAATAGACCCTCGTGATTTGAACGGGGGTCTTTATCGAAGGCCGCGAAAAACTTTTTTAAGCTATTCTAACATTTATGTCAACAATCGCAAAATTTCAATGTACGTCTGTCACCAAAACCAAACACTGGGACGGAAGCGGACGATTTCTCTATACAGCGTCTCTCAATCCTGTAACAACAGGCAGTCAAGAAAACAAAGATTTCTTAGCCGTAACTCCAACAGGTAAGATAGAACTCGGAGCATTCTCTAACGAATTGTTTGAGCCAGGCAAAGAGTACTACGTTGAATTTAAAGAAGCATAATTTTTCTCTCTAATAATTTCCCAAAACTAAACTTTTTCCCAAATTGGCACAGAAAAGCGTAATAACGGTGGATGCCTGGAAGATTGTAACTCCTCAGGGTAATATTTCTTTCAACGGTGGATCAACAACCGCAGGTACTACTAAAAAAGTAACCCTTATGATGTGGGGTACTTCAGCGATTATCTATTCAATCCCTGCTCGCACAGGCTCGACATCAACAGATGATTCGCTTCTTGTAACCTCGGATGGCTTCAATCTCTACATTACACAAGAAAGTGCTGATGTAGCTACAGGATTAAGCGCCACGGATTTAAGTGGATCTTAAGTAACTCACTAAAAATAATTAAAACAAAAGCCCCAAGATTTCGATCAAGGGGCTTTATGTGCTACTAATCGAATTTAAGAAATGTCTAAAACAATAGGTATTTACAAAATCACAAGCCCTTCCGGTTATCTTTATATCGGTCAGAGTAGAAACATAGAACATCGGAAAAGACAATACAAACACGATCAAGCGAAGAAACAACATCGTCTCCATAACTCTATTGCAAAACACGGCTGGGACGCGCACAAGTTCGAAGTGATTCATGAGTTCAATAAAAATACTGTTACACAAGACCATCTAAACTACGCCGAATGTTTCTATATGGCTCACTATCGAATGCTGGGTTATGAGTTGATGAATATCAAAGAAGGTGGTAATAACGGACCGCTTCCAGAAGAAACGAAAGAAAAGATGAGACAATCTGCTATCGGTCGTAAAATGTCTCCCGAGTCCCGCGCCAAGATGAGTGTGACAAGAAAAGGCAGGAAATGGACAGAAGAACAACGAATTAAAATCATGAACAACAAAACTATTCTGAGAGGTGAAGCCCATCCATTCTACGGTAGAAAATTATCTCCTGAACATGTTGCTAAGTTAATAGGGAGGAATAAAGGTGTTCCTCGTCCACCCGAAGTTCGAGAGAAAATATCTAAAGCGCATTCTAAACCAGTTATGTGTATCGAAACGGGTGTTGTGTTTTCTAGTTGCGAAGAAGCTGCACGGCAGATGTTCGATAATTATAAAATAGGGTGCAAAATAGGTGCGGTATGTAATGGTAAGAGGTTATCGTGCAAAGGATACACTTTTAAACGTATCTGATTGAACACCAAACTTATTTACACCTGCCTTTTCGGCCCTTACGATGATCTCAAACAACCCCGTCTAATATCTGAAGATTTCGATTACGTCTGTTATACCGATCAGGACATTCAGAATCCAGGTGTATGGCAAATAGTAAAACCACAGTCAACTCTTTCGCCGAAACTACTATCTCGTCTCTATAAAATAAATCCACCCAATCACAACAAATACGAAGTCACAGTCTACGTCGATGCCAGTTATCAACTCTATGGTGATTTCAACGAGTTCGTGAAAGATATGGGAGAGGGGGTTCACATGACAAAACATCCCCAGAGACAATGTGTGTATGAAGAAGCCAAGATCGTACTGGACAAAAAACTTGATTCTGAAGAAACTATTTCTAAACAGGTAGCGAAATATAGGGGGTTAAAGTACCCAGAGAATAATGGATTGTACCGCTGCGGTGTAATCGTTAGACGGGGGAACACGAAAAGTTTCGATAAGATCTGGTGGAAGGAGATTGAGGGGGGTAGTTGGCGCGATCAGATTAGTGCACCATTTGCAGCATTCTGGTCGAGTATCAAAATCCAAGAAATCCCCCACGGAAAGGTAGAGAGATTCATGGCGCATAGGTTACACAACCCTCGCGAAATTTCTCCCACCAACATCATCCTATGCTCGACAGTAGATGAAATAAAGGTGGCATCCAAAGACACATGGATTAATTGGAAGAACTTTCCAAATGCTACAGAGGAGATAACCAAACATCCATTTGTTCCTCATCTCATAGTAAGGGGGGAATCCATGATATTTCAACGGGTTCTTTTCGACTACATTCCCTTCGTCAACGAAATGCTGAAATACGTCAAAGCGTACAACGGTAAAACAGTGGTTTATTTAAATACAGATGTCTAAGAAGGAAGATAACCCCATAATTATCTCGCGGAACGAATACAAGGAAGATCTCGAAGCAGAGGTACAATACCACACTGCGCGAATCATGGCGACAAATCCGTTTCGTGTTACAAAAAAAATAGAGCATGTTGAGATACCGGATTTCGGAGATGACAAACGTGCTAAGTTAGATTGGGAACTTGATTTCATAAATAAATGTAGATACGGTACAAGCGATGGCATGAGTGGTCGCTACTTCTTCCACCTCAATGCCTGTTATATCAAGAACAAGGAACGCGGTAAGATTCGTCCTGATTTCAGAGCATCGATGATGGACTTCGCGAACAAACTTGATAAGGTAGTTAAGACAAGAGGTAGAGGTTCTGTGACATTCAAACGTCGCCAGGTTGGAATGAGTTGGTATATATCAACAGACAATATCTACGAGTGCACGTTCAATAAAGATTTCGATATAGGGATGAGTTCGAAGGGGTTAACTGACAGTTACCTCTTATTCGATAAACACAAATATGTTCATAGAAATCTTCCTAAGTTCCTGCGCACATACATCAACACGGATCGTCGCGACGCAATGGTATTCGGTAAATGGATAGAGAAAACAGAAAGATGGGTGGGTAACAATTCATCAATAAGATCTTTTGCACCAACACCAACTGCCTTCGCCGGTTCCCAGTTCAAGCGTTTATGCCTAGATGAAATAGGAGAAGTGGAAGAGGGAACTGCCATGTGGGCTAATGGTGAAGACACGATTATACAGGACGGAGTTAGAGTGGGAACACCTATACTTTTCGGTACTGTCGGTGATACAAACAAAGCAGGTAGATCACTTCGTGAATTCTGGAAAAATTCAGAACAATATAATTTTGAAAGACTTCCGATCTTTGGATATCAATGTTTAATCGTCGACGATCTTGGTAACGATATGATTGAAGAAAGTGTGAGATGGATTATATATGAACGTCGTCGAATGGAGACACTGACTCCAATTATACGTCATAAATTTTTTCAACGTTACCCTCTTACACAAGAAGATGCCTTCTTAGAAGCAAATGGCACAGGTGTCGGTAATCCAATGGTTCGCGCAAAGATAGCGACGAATCTTATGGAGAATCCTCCTAAGATGGTGACTGGTTGGATGAGACCCAAAGGTCCAGGTAATCCGCCAGACTTCGTACCAGATCCAGACGGTAAGATTATTATTTACGAACGTCCAGTCCCCGATATCAAACACGCTTACGTAGCGGCTTGTGATCCGGCTGAAGATGACGATACACGCAAAAGCAGAGATAACTCTAATCTCAGTACTGCAATATTAGCAAGACCTTTTGGTTTAGATGGACCTAAATTAGTTGCTGAATTTACAGATCGTCCACCGAAGTTGACAACATATTACGATCAAGTCGGTATGTTGTTGAAGTGGTATAATAACACACCATTGCTTGTTGAGACCAATAAGGGTGGAGCACGTTTAAAAGATTATTTTGAACAACATTATCCTAATCTTTTATCGCTTGCTCCGAAGTCCCCCGATAGATTACAAGGTGGATTCGAAATGACTGTTGGTGTTAAGATGACTCCTCAACGTAAACTACAAATGATAGGTTTACTCGAAAGTTATTGGGAGCATCATGCCGATTTAATACCATCAATTCGTTTCATCGAAGAGTGTGCTAAATTCGGTCTTGACCATGCAGATGATGATTTGGCTTGTGCCTTCGGATGGGCACTCATGCTTTTACAATCAGATAGAAGAGTCGCTGAATCAACAACGGCACATCTATCCATGAATCCCTCTGCCTCCTACCAACGCATCGGCGGTAAACTAGAACTAGTTAATAACGGAGCACCAATGCGCGTACAAATAAAATCAAATAATCCCCTCTTCAACAGATGAACCTCCCGTCACTAGCTACTCAAAAGAAAGATCGCGAATACCATCTCGCATGGGGTAAAGCTCTCGCTAAATATAGTTTGACAAATACCTGGGCAATTCGGTATCGCGTGAAGCAAGAGGCCATTAAGTACTTCAATCAAGGAAGTACTGGTGACATGACGCCGTGGATTCAGAAAGCACAAGATGGTAGCGATTTACCGGCGATGTATTTTAGTATTTCTGCGTTGAAGGCGAAAATTGAGAATCTAATCGGTGAACTCGAATCGCGAGGATGGGAATTGAGAGTAAGAGCGTTATCTAAAGAAGCAGTATCACGTAAACACGAAGCAAAAGAAACACTGCGTGTACAACGAAGACTTCAAGATGCAGCGCAGTTTGCACAAGAACGCACAGGTCTTCCTGTTCAGGACCCCAACATTCCCCAATCAGATTTGTCTTTAGACGAATGGGCCGATCTTAAATACAAAGACAAATTAGAGTTAGTGTATGAGATGGGATTAAAGGACCTGGCGAAACGTAACAATGTCGACAGGCTTAGGAATGCTACATTCAAAGATGTATGGATACAGAATGCTTGCTTCATTCGTAACGAGATTGTAAGAGGAGTGCCGCGACCTTTCCGTGTGGAACCTCTGTGCTTTGTGTGGGACCCCAACGCTACCGACGACGAACTGTCCGACAGTACTTATTTCTTAGAAGCCTATTATATGGGTTTAGCCGAAGCCGCTGAACGTTACAACCTAACTCAAGAAGAATTAGAGAAGGCTCAGAACAACTACAACGTCTATACCAACATGAACGCGGGTTTGTACATTGGAGCCAGCCAGAATCATTTCTTCGATTGTATTGACAACGGTTCGTTGGGTTGGTTTAGGAATATTGACAATGTGCCTAGAGTCATGGTACTGAGGGCTGTTTGGAAAGACTTCAAGACTCGCAAGTACAAGAACGAGGTCAAAGAGAAGTACGGCACAGAACACCTGCAAGAACTCACCGACGAGAACAAAACTCCTCGCAAAGCCAATATCATCACTTCTAAAATGGAATGTTGGAGGGGGATCACAATGATCGGAGGAGAGATTATTAGGGAATGGGGCGAACTTCCTAACCAACCCCGTGACATTGACACTTTAGAGAAAACGTTGCCACCTTATACCTGTTGGGTACCAAACTATATGTTAGGTCAATCAATATCTAAAGTGGAACAGGTGGTGGCGCTCGATCTCCTCAAAGACATGGCGATGTACAACCTACAGCTTGCCATGAACAGGGCGGGTGCTAAGGGGTTCGTATTCGATATGGCTCTGATGCCAGAAGGCTGGAACCTGGACAAGGTAGCATCGTATCTGAAGACTGCGGGTATTGTTGCGGTGAATACCAAAGAGTACCAGATGATGCAGGGGGGTATGAACGTACTCAAAGAGATCGATTTATCGATAACTCAAGGTATCAGGGAATATGTTGAGATAATGAACTTTCTGGACCAACAGGAGAATATTATTTTGGGTAGTTCTGCCGAAAGACAGGGAGTTGTACAGGCTCCTTCCCAAGCAGTGGGGGTGACCGACGCCGCTATCTTCCAATCAGCCATGACTACGAAGCCGTATTTCATAGGGTTTGAGAGATTCTGGTCAAGGGTGATGACACAACAGGCTAAACTGATGCGCATCGCTATGGCCGATAGAGAGGTTTTTGAACCTATTATCGGATCGGCGGGAGTCGATTTTCTGAAAGAGAACATCGATATCGATCTCGAATCGGTAGGTGTGATCGTTGAAAGTTTGCCTCCTCTCTTACAAGATAGAGCCAAATTCGAGAACTTCATCATGCTAGCTGTACAGTCTCAACAACTTGAAGTTCAGGACGCTCTTGACATCCTGCTCGATCCAGATATCAAACAGGCACTTCGCAAACTCCAACGTAAGGTCACAGTCCGTAAGATGCTTGAATCTCAGATGCAGCAAGCAGAGCAGGAGAGAGACGCACAATTACAACAGAAACTCTCTCAAGATCAGATGGCTACTCAGCAAATGAATATCCAGGGTCAGATGGGTCTGCAACAATTGAAGAACAAGGGTAATCTCGATAAGACAGCCCTGACCGGCAAAGTCAAACTGAACGATTCTAAGATAAAAACTCTAGCAACTTTAGCGGCACCTTAGTAGTTTGGCACGATTATTGCTCTATAGTAGACACTTTTTAATCTAAAACCTCCCCTTTAATGTCAGATTTAGATCAGAACATGAAAGCCGGACTCGCCGCTTTCTCAAACAAAATGAAAAATGAAGCTGCTGCACAAGGCGCAATACCACCCGCAGCGGTTCCTACAAATACTGAATCTACCGTTCCACCCGCTGTCACCCAGGTCGAACCAAAGCCAGTAGTAGAGCCAGTGGCTCAAACTCCTCCCGCTCCGGTCACAGACCCTAAAACAGAACTCTCTACTGAGCCTGCCGCTAATGCAGAGCCAGTCACAGAACCGTGGGACAAAGATTTATTCTCTAGTACCTCGACACCCGTCGACCAACCTTTGACAATCGAGAATCTTAGCAGTGCTTTGAAACTCGAAGGTATCAAGACAAAAGACGATCTGGTACAAACCTTTACAAAACAA